ATCGCAGGTGTCCGACCTGTCAAAGGACATCAAGCGGTGGGCCCGACGCATGGACGTCCACGTCTTCGTCCTACATCAGGTGCCCCGAGGGAAGATGGGGCAGAAGGACGGCAAGCCGTTGCAGAACGATGGGCATATGCCACTGACCCTACAGTCAGGGAAGTACGGCGGCGAAGAAGCCGCCGACTATGTGCTCGGAGCGTACCGCCCGCACCTCGACCCCGAGCTCACCTTCGATCAGATGGAGTTCCACAAGGGCGAGTTCTTCATGCAGTTCTTGAAGACTCGTGGCGGAGATCAGACACACCCTCAAGGTGTGGAACACAGAATCAACACTCGTTCAGGGCGGATCCGCCCGCTGAAACGATCCGACAACTACAATCAAGAGGCATTCTGATGAGCACACCAGACCCCGAATCAAGGCACGTCTTCGTGGCGTGTGACAAGCCTAAGAAGTGGTGGCAAATAACCCGCCACGCTTGGTACTGGGAAGACACAAAACCCGGCGATGTTGACGCCGTGCACTGCTATCGGTGCACCGCTGGAGGTATCTACGGTGGCGACCGATGAGAGGCTTACTATCGGCGGCAGCCCTAGCTGCCACACTACTCGCACCCGTCGCCTACCATGTAGCGATGCGCCTATACCTCACCAGAGAAGACGAAGGCGAAGCAGGCGAAGAAGCATGGGACCGCTACGTCGAAGAAGCAACAGCCTACAACGAATCTAAGCGGAGCAAGCCCCGACCCCGCACAGAGCTCGAAGATGTCGAGCGATACAACTGGGGGCAGGAGTGAACACCAATGAAACGAATCCTACTAACAGCGATCCTGGCTTTAGGGGTCTTCCTGACAGCGTGCACCCCCGCAGAGGTGGCAGCATACCTGACCCTCACACCGGAACAACAGCAGCTAGTCAACCAGAGGCACCCCGAACTCAACGGGACGAAACCACAATGGAGCCCGAGCCGGCACCCAACCCTAGTGTGCATACGTCATCACGAATCAGACCGTGGACCGTATCCTCACGGGAATGGCTACGCAGCACAGAACGGCACTTCCTCGGCCTCAGGAGCCTACCAGTTTATCGACGGTACATGGCGGACGATGAGCGCACGAGCAGGGCACCCCGGATACAGTCGAGCAAAGTACGCACCCGGCTGGGTTCAGGACGCCGTAGCTTTGTACACCGTCAACCAGTATGGCGCTTCGAGCTCGATGACATGGGCGGGGAGCGGCTGCTGATGCGACTGCCCATGCTGCGTTACCTCGACTGGAAACAATTGCCACTCTGGAAGCGTATGATGCTACGCTTCAAGGGCACAACGTGGGAGACATACGATGGAACCGACTGACCTCGAAGACGCCAAACGTATCCCCATCCTCGACGTGATAGAGGCCCTCGATCTCGAGCCTCTCAGCCGGGACGGTAAGACGTTCTGCTGGCAGCATGAGGAGTACACCCCCTCAGTTCAGGTGTACGAGAATGAGAACCGGTGGCGTGCATACTGTTGCGCTACCGGCGGCGACACCATCGACCTAGTTAAAACCTATTTCGGTTGCAGCTTTGGTCGGGCGGTGCGCTGGATCCTGTCGACCGGCCTCGAACCCATTGAAGGGGACGGGGTTGGTCGGCGCAAGGTCAAAGAAGCCGTCGACTTCCTGCGGCGAGTTCAGACAGAGGTCGACGAGAGACCGGAGACCTGCGACGGGTGGATCCAAGCTCGCTGGCCCGGTGTGGCTAACGGGCCCAGTGGAGACCTCTTCTCCCCCACCACCCACTTCCACCTAGGGTGGACGCTCCAACATCTGTGGATACCACACTGGTACACGGACATGGACGGCTTACACTGCAACGGTGTGAAGACAAGGTTCTGGCTCAACACCGACAAGAAAGCCCTCAAAGGGTCCACCTACCCTCGCCTCTACCGTGCGCCACACGCACGGGCAGAGATGGCAGTCCTATGCGAAGGCGAATCGGATACATGGTGCATGGCCGCACAGCTGACAGACAAGCCCGACATAGAAGCCGTGGGTCTACCCTCAGGGGCAGGCCACCACCCCGAATCGATCATCAGCGAGCTCGGCCTATACAAGCACATCTACCTCGCACTCGACACGCAGAAAGACAACGGCGACGAGGACAAAGCCGGCGTCGAAGCAACCGAAGCCATCCTCGAAGCCCTCTGGCTTCGTGGCCCTTCAGGGGTAGAGATCCTACCCGTACCCGGCGGACGGGTAGCAGAAGCAACCGCCAACCAATGGAGACCATTCGCATGAGCAACCCGTCCAAACGTATCGGAACAGAATGGGAGAACGAATGCCTACCCCGACTCCAACGAATCTGGGGGGAACACGTCGACCGTTCAGCCCCAACCACACCGTCCAACGACTTCCACGGACAGCCCATACCAGTCGAAGCGAAATGCCGCAAGACATGGGGCATACCCGACTGGATCCGGAAGATCCGGGCGGTAGCATCCGACCACCGATGGGTCATCCTCATCTCCCCCAGAGACATGCGAACCATTTACTCGAAACAGATCGGACAGATAGCAGTCCTCGACATCGAGTTCGCAGAAGAACTACTCCAATGCTACTACGACAACCAGGAGCCAACCGAATGAGCCAGCCACACATCCTCTACATAGCGGGCCCCATGTCCGGGATCCACGAATGGAACTTCCCAGAGTTCAGACACTGCACGTCCGAGCTCCGTGAAGCAGGGTACGAGGTCATCTCCCCCGTCGAAATGGACGAGGAGCAATACCCCACACTCGACGTTCAAGACATGGACGGCACCGAAGACCTCGCCGACCTCGTAGGCTTCGACCGTAGGGCCACCCTCGCCAACGACCTCGCCGTCATCTGCACAGAGGCGTCCGGTGTGGCAACCCTCCCCGGCTGGACGAAATCCAGCGGTGCCATGGCCGAGGTAGCCGCCGCCAATGCGGTAAACATACCTGTCCTCACCGTGAAACAGTGGATCGATGCCGCCTTCTAAAACGAAACGGAACCTACAGTTCCGGCTCACCATCGAACCGCTCGCCGGCAACGGGCAACCAGTGCCCGACGTCGAACCAGTCGTCACCCAATGGGGCCTCAACTACGCCACCAAATGGGGCGAATCACACCTCGAACTCGGGGTCCGCACACTCATCAACGACGCACTCGCAAGAGTCGAAAGGGCAGACAATGGTTAAAGGATACAGCAGACCCCCAGGATCACCCTCAGCAGACTTCGCAACCGCAAGAATATTCGAGGAAGAAGTAGGCGCACAGCTCGCCGAACAAGGCGTCGAACACATCCAACGGTTCAGCCACAACGACGACCTCGACATCTGGGTACCCGGCTACTACCTAGAAGTCAAAGAGAAACGGCAGCCGCTAACAGACCGCTGGCACCTACTCGAAGGTGTCGAACCGGAGAACCTGTTCGTACTCGACGAACTATCGGTTCGTCGTGGCGTCCGACACTGGCCGGCAGTCTACTTCCTCCTCCGAGACGTACCCCTCAACCGCTGCTTCCTCGCACCCATCTGGGAAGTCATCGCATGCCGGCGAGCCCGGATCAACAGGCAAGGCAAAGGCAAATGGGTCGTAGACCTCACCGAGTTCCGCCAGCTAAACGACCTCGACGAGATCAACCCGATCATTATGCAAGAACTCCCCGAGCTCCCATGGAAATCATCCGCATGCCTAGGCAGAGGGATCGGACAGGTATGATCGTCGACTGGATCCTCTGGCTACTGAGCATAGCGATCTCATTCAGCATCCTCGTATTCGCAGGCGCAGCCATAGTCTGGCTACTCTCTCTACTAGAACTAATCTTCGATGTCAACTGGTCCCGAAAGGACGACGATGCAAGTTCCAACGAACGTACAGAATAGGCGCCTCAAAGGGCGGCTCCTCGGTCTAGGCTGCACGCAACGTGTCGGCAAAGACACGGTAGCCGAATACCTTGTCGGCGAACACGGCTGGGTGCAGTTCGCATTCGCCGACAACGTGAGAGCCCTCACGTCCGCCCTCTACCCGGACGTCGCCGACGCCGTGTACCACACCAACTGGGAGGAAGCCAAGGAAGACCTCGAGGTCCGCAAAGCTCTCATCGATGTCGGAGTCGAGGTGCGTAGGCACACCCACCCTGACGTGTGGATCTGGGCCATAGCGGAACAGGTCGCCAAGGTCCGCAACCAAGGGAAAGATGTCGTGATCTCAGATGTCCGTTTCCTCGACGAGGTAAGGTTCGTCCGTCAGACCGGTGGCCGCAACATCTGCCTCACCCGGGAAGGCTCACCGCAGGCAGATCTGCGGTCCGAGTCGCTCACCGAAGCGGACTTCGATTACGTTCACCGCAACGACGGCGACATCGACGAGCTCTACGAATGGGTAGACGACTTCATCATCAACGACGGCGCCGTGTCTATACTCGATGACGTCACCCTCAAAGATGCCGGCATCCTGTGAGCGACAGGGAAAGGCTCCACGGTTTCACGATTGACCCGGCAGTCCTAGACGACATGGGTATGCCTGAACCGGTAGCGGCATTGAAGACGTTCGAGGAGGTCGGCGAAGCCGTCGACCGTCTCGACGAACCGTACCGTGAGCTCGTCGAAGCGTTCTACTACGAACGCCGGTCGATCAGATCCATAGCTAACACGTTCGGATGGTCGAGGCATAAGGTGAAGACAACCCTGGAAGTAGCGACCAGCCTCCTCGCTGTAGACCTAGAGGTAGACACCGATGGCTGACGACTGCCTATACGACGGCGAATGTGTGCATCAGCCACGCATCTGCCGGTACTGCGAAGACAACACCGAAGACACCTGCAACCCCTACTACCTTGACAAGATAGCACGGGGTCTTGTAACCCCGTTGGAGGAGACGTTCACTGATGACGAGCTGGATTGGATCGCACGTCCGAAAGATCATGGGGAAGGGCGAAGGTCGGACCAGTATGCGACGGGACTTGTGGGTACTCCTGTCCGCATTAGCCGAGACGGTCGCCCACTGGCGATTGGAGGAGACGTTCAGCGCAAACGAAGAGGCCCTCAGTGACGAGAACGCTGAACTGTACGCAGAGAACGTGGAGCTGAGGAATGCCGCCCAAACGTACATCCTCGGAATCAAAGCAGCGAACACCGAACTCATCAGGGCGCTCGCCCGGATACAAGCGTCCATCGAAATTGGGAGAGAAGCCCCGGTCGGCACGCAAGCCGGCACCGACGAATGGGTCATCGAACAAACCGAAGCTGAGCTCGGTGAGCTCTACGCTGCCGGCTGGGAGTTCAACGCCGACCTCACAGAACGAGACGACTGGGCCGGACGTCGACCCATCGCACTCCAACCATGGTGGGAAGACTCCGCCGACGAAATCTTTGGAGGACCCAATGTCAGCGAGTCAGATACCGATGAGTGAACGGGCCCACTTTGAACAGTGGGTCCGTCTAGGCATCGACAAGAAATGGTTGAACAGGAACGCATTAGAGCGGGCCAACCAAGGCAGCCCGCTCCGTTTGCGTCCCGAGAACATACCGAAGGTTTAGTCCGGCGGGTTCAACGACGTGTTACCAGAGGCGAGGACGCCTCCGAACACTGCGGTAGCGATACCGAGAACTTGCACGGAGACCTCTTCTGAGATCCACCCTGCTGCGAGTAGTAGTGGTACGACGGCGACGAGTACACGGTACACTATCGCCCTGTTGCGTTCTTTGCTAAACCATTCGATCATGTGTTTCTCCTACGGTATCGGTGAGCCCGGGTCTGTCAGGTAGAACAGTCCGGTCTCCGTTTCGTTCGTGTGTGTGTGTAGAGCGTTCGCATTGTACATGTTCTCGGTACGCAGCTTGTAGTATCCGGGCACGTCGATAGGGCCGGAAATCTCCACTGTCACAGGGATGTCCTTTAGGTCTACCCTCTGGTCGATGGGGAACTTCTCGAGCCGCAACCACAGCTCTGATTGCACCGTGTCGGCGATCCCGTCAGGTTCGCCCCTTGGGGAGTACCTGTCCAACCAGCGTACCGCTGTGATGTCCACGCCGTCGTTCTGGATGGATGTCGTGTAGCGGATCTCTCCGCCGACCCGGTACACTGGTATCCCTTCGGACGTGTGCTCGGTGGAGAAGAGTGCGGACGGCTGACTGATCGACGAGTGAGGCCAGAACCAGGACACCTGCGTCACGAAGGTGACCAGAAGTAGAACCAGAACGACGCCAGCAAGGACCCTAGCTGCAACCTCACATCGGCGGCCGCTACATGGGAGCAGATTTGTGAGCCGACCACTACGGCCAGCGGAATTCCTCGGCGAATGCGGTGACATCGGTGGAACGGCCATATCAGGAACCCCAGATCAGTCGGATAGCCGACGTGGCTATCAGCAGTGCTATCATCCCGCCGGTGGTGGTGAGCAGCCAGAACAGGGTCTTCTCGTTGCGCTCGAACAATGCGAGCAGCGTGTACTCACGCCGCACCATATCTTCGAGGTCGCCTATCTTGTCCTCGAGACTGTCCTCGAGTCTGTCAAGGCGATCTCTCAGTTCGTTGTCATCCATCAGTTCGCCCGCCTCAATGCTAGCACGGTGACAAACCCGATACTGTTGCGCCCTTCATGGGGATCCATGAGAGACACCTTCTGTAAATCTATACCGAGGAGCTCATACAGATGCGCTTCCCCGTCAGCTGTCCAGTCGACATCCTGTATGAGTAGCAGTTCATTCACCCAGGACTCCAACAAGGCGGTAGCCCTACGGCCCGCACCCTGCTGCCCCGACTGCAACGGCAACTCCTTCTCGTTCAACCCTGCCACCCTGTCGAAGCAGGCTATCGGCATGGTGAGCACCTGATCGGATAGGCCCTTAGGGTGCATCCTGATCTGCACGTTCTGCACCGTAGGTGCGAACAGGGTGCCCGCATTCAAGGTGATACGCATAGCGGCTTCACGGGCGGAGCCCAGGAGCCCCCAGTCGCCACCCCTCGAGCCGGCCTCAGACAGGGACGAGCCGACCGTCTCATAGGTTAGCCGCTGATCGTAAGTGATCGACGTCTCGACCGTAGCCCCAACGGGCAGCGGTGCGGTCGTCACATAGGCGGTATCCCACACCTTAGACAGGCCAGATCCGCCGCCATCATACATCGACGTCTCGATCCACCCGGTAGACACGGTGGTGTCAGACTCCCGGACCAGTTCCGTGCCCACACCGAACACGAGTCTACCCTGCCAGCGTGTAGCACCCTGCACGGGGTCAGTCGAATCGTCATACACCCAGCGGGACCAGCCGCCAGTCACAAGGTTCACACAGCCAAGACCGGACTCGCCGTTCGGGCCCATCGAAGGCCACCCGAACAAGACCCTGGAACCCTCAGCCACCATACCCGAACCGCCCGGACCCAACTGGTCCGTCACAAGGAACAGGGACAGCTTACCGTCCGTAGTGATAACACCACGCCACAGCTGCACTTCACCAGTGTCGCCCTCGGCACGGACAAACAGTGTCGACTGGTACTCGAACACTTCCAACGCCCTGTCACCAGCCGGCATCTTAGCCGCCTGAATAGGTGCATCATCACCGGAAGCGTTCCACGAATAGATCGCAGACTGATCGGCGGAGCTCGCACAGAACCAGACGAAACCGGAACCGCCAGCGATAGACGTAATGTCCCAGCCGTCAGGGAGGATCAGAAGGCCAGCGATCTCAACAGGCGCACCGGTCGTGGGGTCCAACCTGTCTATCCGGTTCGTAGACGTCGACCCGTCAGGGTAAGCGACGAACAACTGATCCGCAGCCCACTCACAAATGTCGGCCTCGTTACCCGTCGAACCATAGTCCGTCATAGTGTCCGAACCGGACTCCACCAGCTCACCCGGCTCAGAGACAAACACGTCAGAACCATTAGACGACAGATCAGCGTTCGCACCGTAGCCGGACTCAACCAGAGTCGGCCCCAGTGGATCATCCCAAGTGCCGATACGGTACAAGTTGCCGACATCCGTCAACCAGTACAAGAAGCTACCAGCCGTCACGATCTTCGTCACAGTACCAGAAGCAGACATCGTTTCAGTCTCAGGTAGCAACGTCACACCGTCAAGGTCAGTGAACGGATCGATACCCCACGACTGGAAGAACGCCTGATCGTCACTGTCGTCACGCTGCGCCCAAGTCTGACCAGCACCGCCAGCCCAATCACCCTGACCGACAAACGTGTACCTGTCAAACGCCTCATTGAAAGGAGTGTCCGACGTAGAGAAACGAGGTGCATCCAAAGGCACATGCCGGCGACCCCAACGCCAATCCTGCCGGTCATCCCTGTTGTCATACAACATGAACGGGATACCCTGAATGCCGACCTCAGAAATCGTGCCCACATCGAGGAACAAGTCGGCAACGGAACCCAAAGGTTCCGACACGTCGACAGTGAAGATCGAAGACACCTCAGGAGATGGCACACCAGAAGCGTTCCGCACCTGAGCGGCCACCCGCCACTCGCCCGAAGGCAAAGACACCGACACAGGCACAGACGTAGCCGCACCCTCCTGCCAGCCAGAAGCCCACACCTCGACACCCTGATCGTTACGAACCCCAACCCTCCACGACTGCTGAACTATCGTGTCATCGTAAGTCCACGAAACAACAATGAACGGTGTGGTGAAATACTGTACCGTGCCGAGCACGATAGTCGGCCCACCCCAAGACAGCTGGAACGCTTTAGTGGCAGTCGTGATAACGGGGGCCACCAGAGAACCGGCACCCGCCTGAACCTCAACTGTTAGCGACTGCCCCGAAGGCAAACTCGCAGCAGCGTCAGCGATAATGTATTGGGTGTCAGACCCGGAACGCAAACCCGAATCGAACAGCACCGAGTTGCCCGACAGGACACGCACCCGGTACGTCGTCGGGGTGATACCCCAATGCTCCTCAATCGACCACTGTACCAGAAGGCTAGGCCCACCAGAAACGTCGACGCTCTCAGGTTTGAGGATCGTGACGCCGGGTGCCGGCGAACTAGAGGAACCACCAGTAGGTTCCTCATGGTTGACCGGGAGGAAGCTCCCTAGATCAGGCATTTGCACGCAGGTAGGAGAACGTCAACCAGAAGTTCGACCCCACACCATCGATGCCACCTATCAAAGGGATCTCCGTGGTCGCCGTCAGATCGACAGGCCCTGTACCCGGATTGTGTTCGTGATCGATAGTGTACATCGTCGGGTCGGTCGTGTTGGTGGTACCGACAACCGAGCCGAGCTCGATGCGGAACCTGTTGTTGAGCACCGTCTCATCGTAGGCCAGCGGCGTGTACGCAAACTTGGCGGACGACGCCGGGTTAATGAAGAAGACGTTGGCGAGCTCAGGGTAGCCCTGATCCGAACTGTACCCCAACGGGAGAGCGTTGATGTAGAAGATCGTGTTGCTCGAATGGGCCGTCGAAACCCACCCGTTCATCTTGAACTGGTAGTAGGCGCCCGTCTGCAACAACGACATGTTGCGGATCGTGAACTCCATGCCGGCCTCTTTCGAGATCGAAACACCAGAAGTGTCCATGGGTACAATGTCGGCACCCGCCGACAGCTGAGCGTCAACATACGCCTTCGACGTCAACTCTGCATCCACCACAGGATCCACATAGCCGGAAGAGAGAATCGCCTTCGCCATCGTAGTCGTACCCGTAAAGGTTTCGTTCGACGTCGTTGCGGCAGCCTGAGCTGCCGTAACAGCACCCGCCACATCAGTTGTGATACTGTCCATCTCAGCGGCATCAATACCCATCGTCCACACTGTGCCAGCCGAATGAGACCGCACCGATGAACCCGGATCAATCGACGGATAGCCACGACCATACATGCTGACCTCGGTAGAACCCGCCGCATGCAGCCAAACCCACAGCCGTTCAGGGTCACCCGCAGTGCCCTCAGGGTCCAAAGTGATGTAAGTGTGATCGCCAGAAACCATCTCAGGGAGATTAGCGAACGCAGCAGACTCCGCTGTCAGCTGCGTGTTGTCGATACTCGAAGACAGGGTGCCCCGCATATAATTCCTGTGCACGAAACCCATCTCAGAAACTCCTCATACGTTGATAAGGCCGATGCTTCTTCACCGGCTGATGCTTGCGAACCTCGTCGACACGACGATAGAACTCGCCCCACAATTCACGGATCAGCCGGATGTTCACACCCTGAGCGATAGCCGCTTCCTGATTCCACTCCTCCACACGGTCCAACTCGCCACGGGACAGTTCACGTCCCGTAGCCATCTTCGCCGCAGCCCACAACATGGGCAGATCGTCGCCGAACACCGGCAACTTCACATAATCTTCCTCTTCGGTTGGCGCACCGCCAATACCCCGGTCGACACCCTCCTCGCTGTACCAGTGATACGGGCGGATCCCCGTACACCAGAACGTGTCGTCCTCATCCGGGCCACCCTGCACCTGAATCGCTTTACCATCCGGCACCATCGTCGCCGGCAAATGATCGAGGAAATCCCAGCGGGATAACTCGATGACACGGCCCTCAGAATCGAGGACCGCAACCCTAGTCACATCCACAATGTCAGCCGCAACCTCAAGGATCGTAGAGTCCTCCAAAGGACTCGCAGCGAACCCATGAACCTCAGGCAACGCAGCGACAAGGCCAGACGAAACCGCCTGCTCGAGGGCCCGCTTAACCTGGAAGCGAGGCCACCGAGGGTTCTTGATACCCTGAGTACCAGACAGCACAACCTCGTTGACCGGTGTGCCCATGTACCCACGGGCCACCGTCAGAATGTTCGACTGCGACTTATCCGAAACCAACACCAGCTCCGAACCGAACTCCAACACGTCAGTCGACGCCACCTTCTCAGGGCTCGACACCTCCAAAGAGGTGGTCGAAGCGTTCGACAGGGCGGACGTGCCGACAGTGACCTGCAACGGCCACTCCGCAGGCGAATAGAGACGACGGTACACGTCGTCCACCATCGAAGCCATAGTAACATTACGAGTCGACATTCAGACCTCCAACATAAACCGGACGCATCCTGCGCCGCACCTTGCGAGCGAAGTCTGAACCGCCCGTATCCAAACGAGTGAGAGTGCCCTGCTGCCAAGGGTCATCCGTGTTAACCTGACCATGAGGCAACGGCCTCGAGAACACGATAGCTTGCCCCGAATGCTGCTCCAACGTCAACCCGGTAGGCGTACCGTTGATGACATCCGGCTCCTGGAACACGATGTCCGGGAACGGTGTAGCCGACCCGGCAACCATCGCCTCCATCGTGATACCCTGAGGAGAGACACCGGCAATCGACGGGCCCGTACCAGCATCACCGAACACGATAGTGGGATCGTTCTCCCAAGTGTGCGTAAGGTACTGGGTGGTCTGGATGCCGGCACCGACAGCTAGAACAGGGCCATCACCGCCGTCGCCGAAGATGATCTCAGTGAATGCCGCCTCCTCAACATCGAGGACTGTCGGTTCCGTCCCAACCACATTCGGCCCCAACGTGTCATCACTGAAGACGATCGAAGAGATGTCGAGTTTCCCGAGGACATCAGCGTCCTGCCGGTTGATCTGACTTTGCAGCCACGCCACATAGCCGCCAGCGGAATCGTTCGTAATGTCGTCATGGCTCGAAGAAGCGTACCGCTCCTCCGTGTGAGGGATACTGTAATCTGCACAGCCCAACCGGAGAGCCCAGCCTTGACCGGAATCCGATTCCGAACCATTCCAGCCCGTCACCATACCAGTGCTAGCGACCGGACCGAACGAATAGTAGACAGGCGAAGAGTGACCCTCGCCCGCATAAATCGCCATGACAGGAGACACGACGCTAGGGTTCGACCCGTCCTTCGACGCTATCTCACAATGCAACGACCAAGCGTCAACAAAGTTCCCAGACCCAAGACCCGGAGCACCGATATAGGCACGGCCCGCATCCTGCGCCGCCACCACACCCGCACCAGCCTGAGCGATAGCAATATCGAAATCGACGACACCCTCAAACGCAGCCGCCGACGTAGGCACCACAGTAGTGGCACCCGGCAGCTGACCCCCAGCATAAGGGAGACCGCTGTTGAAATAGTCCGTCAACGACGGGTCAATCGTCAGGCCAGTCTGGTCCAACCCGTTAGAGTCGAACGACACGTCAGGCAAACTCGTCACACCAGCAGTGAGCAGCGACATCAAAGCCAGATAGCCGCCAGCAGAATGACCGCACACATGGAGCTCATCGACATCGATACCATGATTGCCGGCAGTCAACGATAAGGTTTCAAGCCCCATCTTGATGTCATGGATCTGATCCGGATGGAACACCCCATTAGGCCCGCCGCCGCCACGAGCAGAACGGTAATCCATGACGACGAACACCCAGCCCTCCGCCAACACAGCGGCCTTCAAACTAGCTGCACCCCCGGCGCCCGCAGACGTACCCAGTATAATGTTGTGAGACTGGAAGCCGCCACCCGGAATGAACACGACAACAGGTGCCGGCGTGACCGGCACAGTGTCGTCAGGGTAGTACACTTCCATGTAGCGGCGATGAGTCAACGACTCAGGAACACCGCCACGGTAATCGTCGTAATGGTCAGATTGATTGTCGGCCTTCAACAAAGGCGGACCGTAATAGATGGCCGTATCAGCGACCACAGTCGGACCGGTGTCAGCGGCACCGAACACGTTCACAAACGTGGGCTGCGTCGTAGAGTTCAACGACGTGAGACTGACGAAACCTTCAGGGGCTACACCTGGACCTGTACCGTCATCACCGAAGAGGATCGTATCAGGATCCTCTTCCCAATCGTGTTGGTCCATGGTGAGAGCGCCCGGGGAGGAGCCCGCCACAGTGTAGGGGCCGACAGCTGTCGCAGTATCAGTGACCCGAATCGAGTCATAGTACATGTACTGGATCAAAGCCGCTTGAGAATGCGACCCCAACCGCATCTCATCGGCAGACGTCGCAGTCGTAGTACCAGTCCAAGTTTTAGTTGGAGTACCGTCGTCATCGTGGCCGTTGTCCGACTCCGCCCACATTTGGACGTCATAATCGGACCCGTCCTGCTGCCACTCGAACCGCAGCCAATCACCCGCACCGCCAGCACCATAGGCGTAATCGGTACCAGCCGTTGTAGACGACTGGTTCGACACACGGATATTGTCGTTGCTCAGCAGCTGGATACGCCAAGCCAACGCACCGTTTGAATAGAAGGCACCGATGTACGGGCTGTAGCCGCCCTGATCCGCACCACGACGCCAGTAGAACCGACCCGAAGAGGTCGTGTGATCCGTGTCGTACAGGAACCTTATACGGGCGGTAGCAAACGTAGGCTGATAGAGGCGAAGGGTTTCCGAATCGCCGGATACCGAATCGGTATGCGCCGGATCGGCGTACTCCTCGACAAGAGCAACAGCACCAGAACCAGTCGTCCACTCCGACAGAGTAGCACTAGCATGAACAGAATCAGCTGTACCAGAAACGGACCCGTCGCCGAGCTCACCGTCCCATGCGCCAGCTGTTAGACCATCGCCGGCCCAGAGTAGTAGGTCAGCCATAAAGGCTCACCATCCCCTACGTCGTAGGGATCTGGAATAGAGCGTTTGCTGACGGCCAAGTGATCGTGATTGCAGCACCATTCACAGGCACAGGAGACGTCGCAGCGTTCAGCAAACAGATCACAGGTGAATCCGTCTCGTCATTGATCCAGCGGAGAAGAACAACACCGTTGAATGTCTGAGAAGTCTCCGACACGTCAGGGTCATCCAGCTCCGAGGTGTCGTCACCCGAAGTGACAACGCCAGAGGCAGTGACAGAAATGCTAGTGAGCGTGTCATAAGCGATCTCGGCACCACTCACACCGTCAGTCCAGAACTGGTTGCCGCCACGGGCAATGTACGTCTCATCTATCTCGTTGACAAACTCGATGCCAGCGAAATAGCTGTCGGTAACACTGTCCCTGTCCACGAGGATGACACGGATCTTGTCATCACCCTCGTGGTCGAACGAACCAGCCGTAAGGAGGTTGTTCAGATAGGCTTGGCTAAGGGCGCTCATCTATTACTCAGCTCCAGCAGCAGTAGCCGAACCGTTAGCCCCAGGATGAGGATTGATCCGACCAATGTGATCCTGCTCGAGGGTCACAGTCACGTTGCCGGCGACAGTGCCGTCAGCAGCGATACGGGCACGCACATACCGGAAGGGGGCGTAGAGCGGAAGGACGAACACGTCGTCCGCTTCGGCGCCAACCTGAAGGCTAGAGGCCGACACAACGATGAAGTTGGTGTCGTCCTCGGAACCTTCGATGACTACCGCAGCAGCCCCGTCACCTGTGATGTCGGTTGTGACAGTGATCTCAGCAGAGGCCACGTCGAGCGGATAATTGACTTCAACTGAATCGCCGTCGTCATCCGCAGCAACGCTTTGTGCTGTGTAGAGTGTCGCAGCTTGTGCGTCACGGACTAATGTTCCCATGTCAGACCTCTTATGCCGTTGGGTCGAACGAGTGCAGGCGCACGAGTCCGTATTTGCTGAATGATGCCAAGCCCGGGTAGAGCTCGAGGCGTCCGACCGCACCGGGTGCAGTTTCGGTTTCGCCGAAGTCCTTGACGTCGAAGCTACCGCCAGCACCAAGGAGTCCGGAGACACCCTCGTCGCCGGTAGAAACGAAGTAGAGGCTTGAAGAAGTGTCGGTCGCTGCATCAGGATCGCCACCAGTGTCGACCGAATCTTCGGTCTGGCCCAGGATGGCGTTGCCCTCATGGTCGTCTCCGACGATCTTCAGAGGAATGCCATTCCACTGTGTGACCTGACGACCGAAGCTGTCAGTGCCAACGTCGATCAGGGAGAACCCTGTGTTCGCAAGGCGGGCAGCCTTGGTGATCGCACGGCGAGTTTGACGGTTGAGCAGAATGAAATCTGCCATCTCCTGATTGCGGAGAAGGTCGTTCGCTTCGTCGAGCTTGTCAAGGAAGGTGTTGGCGTTAGCCTCACTGTCGATGATGCCTTTGGGTGTGGCGCTCTCAGCGTGTGAGAGATCCTGGCCGAAGCCGTCTTTGATGAGCTGCTGGAAACCCTTGAAGTCCTTGTTCGCAGCCGAGCCAGTACCGTTAACGGCAGTGACGTCGAGCTTGCGAGAAAGGCTGCGAACAACCTTGGCCCACTGCTTCGCCTTGAGGTCCGACTTGTTAGCCGTAACCTTTGTGAGGAAGTTGTCAATGAACACTTCAGCACCGAGGATGGTTACGCCCCAGATGTGCTCGGTATCTGAACCGGACACTCGGGTGTAGCCCTCGTTCACTGAACGGAACTGGGTGTCAGGAAGAGTTCCCTCTTCACTCGACTTGTATGCGTTGCCGGCGATGGTAGTCCACGGCAGCATTTCGGCGATAGGAGACTCCTGAATGAAAGTCTCAACTACACCGGTTTTGAATTGGTCATCGCCACACTTGGCGGCTTCGAGGAGGCTTACTCCTCCAGAGAAAGGATCATAGGTTGCCATTTGAGTGCCCCCTCCAAGGGGCTACTTCTTAGATTCGAGGGCCGCACGCATGCGGTCGGGACCGACTTTGCCCTCGAATGGGCTTTCACGGGGCGGAGCCCCCTGAGTGGCACCGACTTGGCGGGTTCGACGGATCGCATCTTCATCGGCGGAACTCACTTGCGAGGTTGTACCCTCACTGGATTCTGCCGCCAATATGCGGTCTGCTTCTTCCTCTCCCACACGAGTGACAAGAACCGAACGGGTGTCTGCCAGACGACGTTCCTGCAAAGCTGATGCTCTACCTGAAATCTCGTCCAACGGAATGTCCGTCAGATCCTCAACCTTCACGAGGTCGAGTCCACCATCTCGGATCGCAGCCTCAGCTTCCCTTGCGGTCAGCTTTGAGGTGAGCTCCTTGTTGGTCTGGATCTGCGCTTCGAGTTGACCTCTGAGTCCTGAACCCGACTCTCCGATACCGGCGTCGACTTCTTCTTCTGATCCACTCATTGCTGTTCTCCAGTCCGCCCGATGAAACCTACGCCCTGCTTGGCTCGGGGATGCCGTCAGGGGATCTACTTAGCCTCCCGTACCCGGTCAGGTCCGGAACGACTGAAACCCTGCCTGCTCCAAACCATGTTCCTCACGGCGGACAGCGATCCCGCCGCTGGCCTGCCCCATCGCCTTCTCCTGAGCCAGGATCTGGTCGAGTCGAGCCCGTTCGTCACCGGCCCCCAACATCGAGGCCTCCTCAAAGTCTCTGACACCGAACGTGTCGCCACGACGGCCAGCTGCTGCGCTGATACGACGGCTGTCTGCACCGAAGTCGCTGTACTTCTGCAACGCCTGAGCCCTACTCACACCGGCCTGCCTCAGCTCCTGCACCCGTTCCCTACCGGGAAGGGTGAAGCCGGCAGCGGTAGCAGCACCACCGATCATGGCCTCCTCAAAGGTTGCCATGATGTCATCGATGTTCGTCATGTAATCGCCTGCATTCGGATCGCCACCAGTGTATAGTGTCGCAATCATCTGCTTAGCGAACTCGGGATTCACCGAACGCACACGCTCGATAGCTGTGGAGGTTATCACACCCGCACCCTCAAGTTTCTCGAGAGTGTCAACGACACGCTGAAGGCCGACCTCTGTAGCACGATCCGCCCAAGTGTCATAATTGAGTGGGGACGATGCTACCCTAATGTTGTACTCGGACTGCAACTGCTGCATCCGTTCAGGCTGAATCAGGGCATCATACAGCTGATCGTCCGTCAACCGGATCCCAGCATAAATGTAGAACGCCTCTTTCACAGACCTACCAGAACGCTGCACGTTACTGTACGTTTCCAGCCTGTCCTTCAGTTCGTCCTGAGAGACCTCTCCGTTGAAGAAGTGACCGAACCCTTGAGGGTCGGTCGGAACCTCATGCCCGTACTGGCGGAGAAGCACACCGTAGCCCTGCTGTGAACGCAGATACTCGGCCTCAGTCATCCTCATCGTACCGTCATCACGGCGGATCCAAGGGAAATACGCCTGATACTGTGGCAGCTGACGCAGCTTCCCCAACAGGGCGGTGCCCTCCAGGCCCTCGATCAGCCACTCACGAAGCTGAGCACCAATACCCATCTGCTCCACCCAAGGGAACGCAGAGTAGATGTACGCCTGCCCCTGGAGGGCAACCTGCTCGTCGTACTCGGACTGATAGTTGTTGCTGCCATTGTTCGCCCAAGCGTCCGTGAAGGTAGTCTGCTCCGGAACCTCCCTGTTAGGGTTCGTGCCGGACTTCCACTGGCCGCCATACCCCGCCGAATCGGTGTTCGTCGAGGTGCCAACCTCCCGCTCCTGCCGCCTCGCAGCAGCAGACTGATCCAACAGGTCCTGAGGGACCGGCTGCCCCATCTCATTGTACTTATCGATGTACGCCTGAACGGTTGCAGCCGACTCCCGTGGGTTAGTGAACGTAAAGTTGTCCCAGTTAGCCATCAGCTAAAGCCCATCTCTTGTGATATACTGCCCAACGTCTGCTCCGCAGACTTCTGGAAATTCTTTGTCTCCATCCAACCGTCGCCGGACTTCAACTGCTTCTCAAACTCAAACACATTCACACCCTGCTGCATCGCCTGCTGAACCTCAGGAGTGAACACAGTTCCATTCTTCTCCATCGTCGCACCATACGCCTGCAAGAACGGCTGAGCCGCCTCCTCAGTGACCTGCTCACGGTCCTTCCACTGGTACAAGACTTGCGCCTGATCCTTCATGTACTCGAGGAGGTCATCGTCAGATCGGTTCATCGAAATGATACCCTTAGCCCACGACTCGATCACACTGGCCTGCAACTTGACACCCCACTGGTTCGCCAACGCCTGAATGTCAGCCTGCTTGTTCTCAATGTCGAACCCACGTCGACGCTGGTTCTCCGTTTCATTGCGGAGAGACCTCGACCACGGGGACTCACCATTCTTCTCAGCCTCAGGTTTGATCCAAGTAGCAACAATAGAATCGAACGACCGTTGCCCGGACGCAACCATATGGGCGTACATCTTCAAATCGTTGTCAGTCAAAGCGATCTGCGATCCGGTCTTCTCCCAGAACTCTTTAGCCAGATCGGCAGAAGCCTCATCGATCCGGAACTTCTGTTCCGCATCAGAATAGTCGTTCCACTTGGCCTGCTCCGCAGTCAGGTTGTTGAAATACTCCGTCGACATCAACAGGTTCGTCAGCTCCGACTCCGACATGTCAGGTCGACCGGCGAGCTGTGCAATGATCTTCAACACGCCCTTATCTTTACGGGCATCCGAATCTCTAGGGAACACCTTGTCGAGGATCCGATCCCAATACTTCTGGTACGTCAACCCGTCCTGCTGCATACCTAGCAGCTCGGTAGAGTTGCCACCATCGACGCCCTGATCCATCGTAGCTTTCAGATTGTTCATCTGAGCTGCCGTCGTCAGAACAATTCCACCCTCGAGCGGATTCTCGGCGGACTCGTCATACCAGATGGCGATGCCGTCGACCACGAACACGATGACAGCCTTACCCATAAACCGGTAGATCGTACCACCCAGCGTGCCGCCATTGATCTTCTTACCCGGTTCCGGTTTGCCACCTGAACCGCCACCAGCGCCACCCGGAGACCCACCACCAGGCAGGAGCTGTACGCCGGCACCAGTACCACTGCCAGGAGTGAACGGTGGCGGCATGTCATAGGTTGGGGCATCGCCGGCAGCAGCGTTCCCCATCAACCCCTGTGCGAAGTTCTCAAGGTCCTGAGGGTCGCTCGTCTTAGCGGAGTCAAAGAATTTGGCTCGCACATCGGGCGGCTGATTGCTGATCCACTGCTTGACATCCTCCGACAGTGTGGACATGACCTGCCATGCCCTGTTGTTCGCCTGATCGGCAGCGTACCGCTGCTCATCCTGAGCGATCCCAGCATGATGCTCAGCCTGAACGACCTGACTCAGAAACTTGTTCAGATTGGCGGCATCGTTCTGCTTCGCAGACTCGAAGATTTGGGCTTTGACATGGTCCGGCTGAGCCTTGATCCACGTCTGTATCGAGGAGTGTAGCTGCGACAATTGGTGCATTGCATACTCGTTCGTGCCCCTCCTGTTCTTCGGCAACGACTGCTCGGCACCCCGTGCCGACGTAGGTGAACTCGGCATCACATTCTGCAAGAATCTGTTCAGATCCTGGTAGGTGTTCTGCTTCGCAGATTCATATATCTGCTGGCGCACATGATCGGGCTGATCCCGAATCCACTTCTGCACCTTCGGATGCAGCTGCGACATTTGGTGCATAGCCCAGTCGTCGGTACCCCGGACACGGAACGCATTCGTCGACCAACTCTTCGTCATGTGAGCCTCGCAATAATCATCGCAGCGTTAGCCAGCGTCTCCTGATATTTGGACGAATCAGCGGCATCCGTCTTGCCGGACAGGTACCCCAGCGTTGTCGCTGTGGTACCCTCAGCCATGCCAGCCTGAAGGCCGCCCGTATCGGCGCCAAGATCGGCGCCAAACATGTTCGTCGCAGCCTGCTTAAACTTGTTGGCGTACTGCTCCTCCGACTCCGACCCCTGCTTGTTGCCAAACAGGCGGGCATACTCTGGAAGGTTCTTCACGGTATCCATGATGAGCCCCTCCTTGTCCGAAGTCGTGTACGAACCGCCGTTAGCCTGAGCCAACGCACGGTCATTCGCCTCACGGATGATCGCCCCGTCCAACCGGGACTTGATCGTAGAAATCTCGCTGGCCGTAGCTTCACGCTGGAACCATGAGGTGAACAGTGTGGCAACAGACTGCCTCACTTCCTCGTTAGATGGAAGCTGAGCCACCGCCTTTATCTCAGCGCCACCACCACCGGGGCCGTTGCGTTTGGCGTTCGCCATCTGCTCGCCGTACCGGGACCACGCATTCAAATACTTCTGATAGTTCGCACGCCCCTGCTTCAAGTTTTTGTTCCGCTGCATGTCGAGCTCGATTGAGTAACGGGACCGAGCATGGATCTGATCGATCTCCATCATGTCAGCGCCAGTCTCAGTGCCATCCCGCACACGGCCCGCCATACCCTCATCCTGGAAGGCGATCAGCGCAGCGTTAGAGCTGCCGAACCTGTCGACATACCCTTTCGCCCGGGTGATAACCTGCTTCCAAAGACGAGTGGTATTCAACCTCTTATCTTTGATCCCCGCCTGCACCTTGCGTTGCTTCTCAAGAGCCTTATTGACAGCTTTGTCGACAGCGATCCTGGACTGCTTAGGGTTGACTCTACCTCGCTTGTATTCGCCGGCGATGCTCCCCATGAGCCCGCCCCGCTTCTTCCCACCGTCCTTATACTTCTTGCGCTTCGCCGCAACCCGCTCGTTGTAGGCAGCATAGTTCGCTTTCGCTATATCCAGTTTCGTGCCACCCTGTTTTATCGAACGCTTCCCCGACGACGACCTCTTCACCTGAGCCAACCATCCGTCACCGGACAGGCCGAACTCTCGAGGATGCTGCTCCATAAACGCCATCTCCTCTTCGGTGTATCCGGCCCCCCAACCGTCAATCTGTTCGAGGATGGCCGCAACAAGGTATGTGTCAACACCTGCATCCATAGAGAGCTGCTTGAGTATGGGGAGATCCCTCCTACGCTGCTCGTCATGAAACCAGCCGCCCACTTCCCACTCCATCGGAGCGAAACCATCTATTTCGGTCGCATAGGACATGCCCTTCATGAACCCCCATTTACCATCCTCCTTCTCGCCGCCGAAGGCGACCAGCTGCTCGTCCATGTCGAAGTCGTGCCACTGCGAGCCGATCTTAAGACGGTCGTTCTTGAGGTAGGCGTTCGGGTTCGCCAGCTTCTCGAACGCTTCAAGCATCGCAGGCTTGAGGTTGTTGGCACCACCATCAGTTGGGGATACGTAAGCGACCAGCTGGGTCTCCAGAACATCCAACATCTCGTCGGGATCTATAGACGACCCCACCTCGCCGGAATCAAACATGACTCCCAACAGGTTGTCGATGTCACCGTCGTCAAGATCGAAACCGAAGACCTGACGGAACATGCCCGAAAGACCCCCACCCATACCCTTGGAGACGGTAGAAAGTGGATTATCGTCGCCGTCTTCGGAAGCCGCTCCCCACTTCTCACGGTTGGTCATATTCGCAATATCTTCCGCCGTTCGAACGCCGGCCCCTGCAAAGTCCCGTGCTTCCTCAGCGTCTTCCGCACTGATTAGCTCCTGCTCCTCCTGCTCGTCTATCAGTTTAAGCTTCGCCTCAGTATCAACGTATTTGGAGGCGGACTGCACATCGGCGACATACAGCCGCTTAGCCGCCCCGTCGGTGAATATCTCACCTCGGTGTTCCTTGCTCCACCCCCCATCATCCTCCGACCGGTCACCCGGTCGCAGGAAGGAGTCAGCGAGAACACGAATTGTCTCGTCGGAAGAGTCGTCATCGACCTCAGATTTCCGTGCCCAGCTGCCGAACACCCTCCTCACGGTGAGCTCAATTAACTCCCTCTCTATTCCGAAGCCCTCCAACCACTCCTCGAGGTTAGCCTGCTGCTGCTCACGACGTGAGGAATCACCCATGGAGCACCTCTCTAGTCTTCTCGTTATCGAATAACATCAGATGTCCCTCTCAATTGGGCCAAACTCGGACGCCCAGTAAATGTTGTACCACGAACCGAAAGACGGTTCTTCCGCAGCCAACGCCACAGCAACTCGACGGATCTCACCAAGAAGGTCATCAGGATAGAAGTCCTCATCCCCTTCCCCCAAACCGGCCGCCTCCATATCAGAACGGAACTGCTTGACCAGCGGATCGAACGTCCAAACCGCCTGCTCAACACGGGACAACCCCGCCGGATTGGGTCTATCAACAATCTGCTTCAACTCCGAATCCCGGGCTATACGCTTAGAGACCCACTCGGACCTGGCGGCCACCATCGCCGGATACCGCTGCGAAATTTGCCGCTCACGGTTCTTGTACTGGCGTTTGAGGATGATCCTGGATCCTTGCTGACCGGAAAAGCCCGACTCTTTGGTCCTCATCACCTGATCGAGCGTCATCCCTTGGGACTCGGCGTATCCGCTGAACTGCTCACGGAGCTCGCTGAGCTCCTCCATGCCCCTGTCGATCTCGACAGACTTAGAAGTATGGGAAGGGGACGTAGCGACGTTACCTTGATCCTTTAGGGATTCAAGGAGACGTTGAGCCTGCCTGATTGCCGGCACAGCCCTGAACATGAGGTCCTCCGCCTGACTGTGCTGTTCTGGTGTTTCCAGCAGCAAAGCCTGCGGTAGGAAGACGTTCGCAATGTCCCGTGCGGCGTCACCCATAGGGGTGTTGTACGCCACATCCAAGAGGGGACGGTTGATACCCCCCAATTGTCCGGGAGAGAGCCCGTAGGCCAGCGGGTTCAAAGTCCGCAACTCTTTCAGAACAGGGAGATGGGCTTCCATCTTCCCCTGTAGATCGAAGTTCTCATCCAACGTCTCATACGCCTTCAACCCGTCATGCAGGATGATAGCCCTCGAAAGGTCATCCGTCAAATAGGTGCCCACCTGCGTGGTGAACTTCTTCATGTAGGAGAACGGGAAGAACACGAAGTTTGCTGACAGCTCGGCAGCTGAACGGCCGGCCCTACCGTAGGAGTATAGGTCCTGAACCTTAGCGGCCGCCTCTTTGAGAGGCATCCCCTGAGAGATAAGGTGGGTAGCAGCCCACGTCTGCCACCTGTGGTTGGAGAACCCAAGGACACCCTCATCGGTGAACCGTTTCGTTGTAGCTTCCATGAGGTCCGGATTCATCCGGCCCCCGCTAGCATCGTTGAGGGCCGCACCCATCTGACTCTCGAAAGCTTTCGGGTTGTTCACGTCGATCGACTGCTCGAGAGCGTCCTCCAACACGTCAGTGTTGAACTTCCCCTGCTTCAGCATCTTGCGGGACTTGGACGGCGAGTAGTTGAACGGCAGATGGAGGGCCCTGTCACCCCAATCTTTCGTGGCCCCCATGACGATAGCCTCAGAGTACCTCTGAGCGTCGAACCAAGGGTTGATCGTAAACCGGAGAAAGTCTCTGGTCTGCAACATCGAACTCCCCAGACGGGAGTAGTCTCGGCCGCCCAGCTTCCCGCCAGTAGCTGCCAGAACGGCAGGCTGAGACAGGTCGTAGGCTTTAGCGCCAGCACGGAACATGCCGGGTGTGCCGAAGGCGCCCAAGACGGTGCCAGCGATGATCGCACCGGATTGCTGACCGTCATCCTCGGGGGCGATGTTGTTGCCGATAGTGCCACCGACGTAGCCTGTGACACCACGGGCAAGCGTGCGAGTTGAGAACGGATTGTAGTCGCCGTACCTCTTCAACGACGCCCCGAAATTGATAGTCTTACTCGACCCGGAAGCCATCAGCTTCTTACCAACAGCACTGCCGGCACCGGGAATGGCGGCAGCGCCAGCACCGAACAGAGCACCCTCATACCATTCGCCGCCAAGCCGTTCGCTCATAGCGCCGCCGGCGAGAGCGCCTCCAGCCATAATCGCAGCCCGTTTAGCGCCAGCGAAATCGTCCCAACCGGTCTTGAATCTTTCGTCGCCCTTCAAGATGGCGGCCATCCGGCCACGCTCAATCGGGTCACGGCCGGCCTCCGTAGCATCAAAGGTGCGGAGGATCTTCTTTAACATCGGTTGCTCGATCAGGATGTTCTCTATATCCTGCAACCCGTTCTTCTCCCAACCCAGTTTCCTGGCCTGGATCAGAGAGCCCTTAACGGCCTGCAGGGTTTCGAAATCTAGTTCAGGAAGGAACTTGGCAATGTCCCCCTCTTTGAATCCGTAGTCGAATGCGGTGCGAGCTGACATCGACATTTGAAGACGGCCAGTGAACCTACGGGCGATACCCTGAGCGTCCTCCGTGAGAGCCTTCTCCAAGTCATCACGGTTAGTGCGGACCGCATCGGTCAACTCCCGAAGAAGGGCGTCCGAGTCGTAGACCGTCCAGTTCGGCTTCACTTTCGCCATCTTGTCGGCCATGAGGATCCGGAAATTCCGGTCCCTTATCTTCATCTTGTCCAGCTCGGTCATCTTGGAGAAGAACCGGCCGAGGGATCGGCGATTCATCGACGACTGGCGGATCATAGCGAACGGCCCGTTCAAGGAACGCATGTCGTTTAAGGAAGTGAAACTGACGCCACGAGCCAGCTTGTACCCACGGGCAGCGAGGAACGCCTCAATGTCCTCAGCCCCCTTAGATCCAGCTACGAACGCCATCTCCGAAGCAGTCGTCTTTCGCAGCTGCGCCAGAGACTTCTCCAACTCTGCGATGTCTTTGGGCTCTGAGAATTTCAACTTCTTCACGAAGTCGGAGCCGAGGAGATCCTGCTCCATCTTGGCGACCCAAGCGCCGGGGTCATCCATGTCGCCGCCCGCCTCGTCGATCCAGCGGAGAGCTTTAACGAACTTGCGCTGCTCCCTATTCGTGCCGGTCAACCCTAGCTCTTTGTATCCCTTCGACGCCATAAATTTGACGACAGAATCGTCAGACCAATTAGCGAACCCGGCCTCGACGTCGGCCGGGGAAAGGTCGTCAAAGGTGCCCAGCTCGAAGTCCTCCGCCGCCTGACGGAGCTTCGCCGAATACTGACGGTACTGAGGGGTAAGAGTGACACGCTCATGTATGCGACGCAACTGGCCGGCAATCAAAGCGATCGCATCCAAATCCTGTTTCACAGGGGTGTCACGACGGACAGCCGTCAACGTAGACGACTGCAAGTGAGTGATCGGCTTCCGATACCCGTCAACCATGTGTGAAGGGACGCCCATCTTCTTCGCCCACTTGGGGAGGGGTAGCTTGCGGATCTCCTCAGAGAGATCCCGCATGAGTGGCTCGGACATGGAGAACCGGCCGTCCTCGAAGGAGAGCTCCCCCATCTCCTCGAGCCTCTTCTGCATCTCGGGGGAACGCACCGACGCCTGCTGCCCGATGTTCTCAGCAACCGGACGTTGATGGATGTCGTCGAGGCTCAATTGGCCGCTCGACAGTACGTCGTCGACCTCCATGAACTCGTCCCAATGTTTGAATACGTCGGCGTCACCATCCACCAGATCATCCAGATAGGATGACAGGTGGGTGACATCGTAGTCGGCGAGGACCTGCTCGAAATGGAACTGACGTTGAGCCTCGTGGTCCTTGATGTGCTTACTCATAGACTCGATAGCGTCGTCCGCTCTCAGGGGGTCGGCGAACTGATCGGTGATAGCTTTGATCTCTCGAGCTTTGATCTCTTTGATGTTGACGGCGTTCTGTTCACCCTCGAAGGCTGTGCTAGGTAGCGGATCTTCGCCCGCTTCCATGCGGGCACGGGAGATCTCTGCACCATCCAGGTCGTCCAGATACTTGTACCCCAAGTCCTCCTCAGCGAAGAGGCGGAACTCGGCAGCGTACTCGTCAAGTTCAGCCTCTGCCGCATGGCGGGCCTTATCCTTGGTGAGGTACTTTGACGACCCCTTCGTTATTTGCTCTTGCAGCTCCGCCAGCTTACCGTAGGTGACCCCATGCAGGATCTGTCCACGGGCCGGAGTTATCAAAGCCATCTGTGAGCGGCGCAGCTGGAGGAAGGCTTCCTGATCGTTGTGAACGCCGAGCAACATCGCCTTTCTCATAGTCGCAGCGTCCACAGCGCCGCCCCCGACCACATACAACATAAACTCGCCGGCCTTCTTCTTGGCGTCGTCAAGCGCCTTAGGGTTATCCATCTTGACAGCGAACTTCTCGATCTCGGCGGCGTCAGTCAACAGCATAGCTGCGGCCAGCCCACGCTTACCTGGCTCCAACTTGTTTAGGGCTTGCTGGGCGTCACGGTCAAGCATGCGGGCATGCCACCAGTCAGCAAATCCTCCAGTGAGCTCCTCACGGTTACCGACAGCCCTGAGGTTAGTCTGCATCGCCTGAGCCTGGTCGGAATACCCTCGAGCGTACTCGAGCCGTCCGACCTGTTTGTCGAACAGGTTCGACGCTTCACCGTATTCGACTGAACGTCGAGCTACCCGCCCGACACCCTTGACCGAGTTGGTTATAGTACCCGGCAGGAATATGCGGGACGGCTGGAACATCACTTCCGCAGCCATAGCGATTGCCCCCTGAGGGGTCAAGGGGTCTATACGCCACTCCCGGGCCGCAGCCTGAGCCTCAGCGGTGCCAGCGCCACGCACTAAACCGTGACCACCTTTACGTTCAGGAAGGATGAAGGTCTCCACGTTACCGGCCAAACCCAACCGCATGCCGCCACGAGTGGCGAGTTTCGCCTGCTGGACGGAATGAAATTTCCTCCACCCGTCCATACCCTTGGCGGCAAGCTTGCCGCCAGGAGCACCCCAGCTACCCATCTTTGATGCGCCCATAGCCATGAGCGACTGTTCTTTCATAATGTTCAAACCGGATTGGACTGTACCCTCTGCCATGCCCATCGCTCGAGCAACCTTACCGCCACCCGAACCAACCTTACCGAGCATGGTTGCTGAACGGCCCATCTGAGCGAACCGGCCGGCCGTCACCCCAAGACGGAAACCTACCGCAACCTGACCTACACCTGAGAACAGGAGCGCCGTGTTCAGAACCGGGAAGAGGATGTCGTCAAGGGGCCCTGTGGCCGCATCAATAAAATCACGGGCTGACGTTGGGTTATCCCACCATGTCCGCCACTTATTGCCCCACTCCTGCGACTCCCTTTGAATCGCAGTGAAGTCGGGTAGGAAGTCCATTGCCACGGCTGTAGCAATCAGCCCTGACGGTGACAGCCATTTGTCGAACAGGCCCATCATGCCCTGTTCTTCGCCATCAATGTGAGCTTGACCTACACCGGCAGAGATGGCGCCCGTGCGAGTTCCACCCATCGTCTCGGTCAACTGTTGAGACATCATCTCATAGTTGACCTGCTTATACAGGGTCGGCGACCAATGCCTAGAATTCAACTGGTCAGCAGTCAGAAGGCCACGTTCGAACGCCTCGTTCTTCCACTGCGTCGGGGCGTCTGCGGAGAACACGCCCGCTGACTGTTTGCCGCCAAGACCGGCCATCCCACGGCGGACATCGTTCAGTGCGGAGCCAGGAGGTAGGAACCTCTGGCTCTTAAAGTCGTCCGGGGCTGCTGACCTGCCCTCGGAAATGTTGGTGAGCCCACGGCCCTGATTGGCGAGCACATCGAACGATTGCCCTGGCAACTGGTATTGGAAGTTGGCGAATTGTTCCTCTTCGGGGTCCATCATCTGACTGTTAGCCAGAGCCCGAACATCGTCCTGCAACCCAAACAGGAACCCCTTTAGGTCGGCCGCCGACGAGAACGCAGGGTCGATTGCAAGATCGTACCGTACCGGGTCAGGGATAGTTGGGTAGTCCGCTGCGGAATCGACGTCCCGGGTGCCGCTCAACTTCTGATCCAGCCCACCGAAATCGATGGCGAGGTCCGGGGAGGCCAGGTCTGTGGCAGCCGTATCACCGAACGCAAGGTCAGGGGTCATGGGCATCATTTGCGGGCTACCTTCATTGTGAATTCAGATCCAATGTGGTCTAGTACGGTGCGGGCTTTCTCGATCAGCCAAACGGGCTGACCTCTCCCCTTATATTTCTTGACGGTCCAAGCGCCGGCACCGGAACGCTGCAACCAAATCTTGTCGGTGCCTTCATCGGTTTCCATCGGCAACGGTGCACGCTTCTTGTGCCCCACCTCGACAAGAGGTACACCCTCTTCCCTGTGGGTGATAATCATCTGGTTGACACGACCCTCGTCGATATCAACATTCTGCTTACTAGAGAAATGGAGGCCCGTCAAACCATGCTGCGGTTCCTTGTGGACGTGTCCGATGATGTCCTCGTCGACAGTCTTAGCGAACTGGATTTCCGCCATACCGGCCAACATTCCACCACCACCGCCATCAGGTTCGAAGACGTACCCCTTCACCCCAGGAGTTGTCAAAGGTGATTCCACGTTAGCGAAATACTTGGACAAGGACTCTTGACCGAAGTCCGATCCCACATAGACGGTGAGACCGTTCGGGCGGGTCTCATCGATGTTGCCGGTCAACGTCGAGAACTGTTCCTCGCCGTCCCAATATATGAGCTGCTGCGCTTTCTTGAACCCTCGTGGTGCGCCCGACTCAGGGTCGCCCCACACCAGGATCTCTGGAACCTCGTCGCCGGTCAAATCTGCTAGACGTGTCGAGGCTGGCTTGGAGAACTGCAACGTGTCATAGCGTCCCATGGTTTCCCATTCGACAGGTGTCGGTGCGACACGCTGATCGATGAACTTTCCGAGGCCCTGCGAGCTGCGCTTCGAGCCCTTCGACGAGTCAACCACCTCGACGTTCAACCCTTCCTGACGTGCACGGGCCACCCAGGAATCCATGGCGTCGGTGTTGCCGTCCAGGGGCGCCTGGACCAACAGTTTGGCGTCATGCTTCCGGGCTAGGTCGGCGGCCTGATCCAGCTTGTGGTAGGCCACCGGAGGCTGGATCCAGTCATCAGCCGTCTCGGCTGAATACTCCACGACCTTCGCAAGATCTTCCGGCTGGAGGCCACCGTGGTACTGGACCTCGTAGTACCTCTTGGCCGTCGAGTCGGCTGCGCCTGGACGGGGGGCGGAGGCGGCGGACAGGGCGGCGTCGTCGGCGCCGGCCAGTGCGTCTACGCCGACAGGGCGCACACCGCCGGGACTTTCGGCAGCCTGGAGACTGTCACCGAAGGTGACGGTGGCCCTGCCGGCCACCTTCGGCTTCACATGCAGGACGATCTCACCGTAGCCGGCAGTGTCGTTGTGGCTGTAGGCGTCGCCGAGGTACCCGAACACCGGCCGGTCGGCTGTCGCTGGCACGCCAAGCGCTTCTTCGCCGACCGCCCGACGGGCCGGGTCGGACACGCCACGGGACTTGGCGATGTCCGGCTTGAACCCGTCGGTCAGAATGCTGTCGGCGTCCTCGAGTGGGACCCGGACACGCATCATGCCAGGGGCATCCGATCCGATCTCCGCCACCCGCTGCGCTTCAGGCTTCGGTCCAGATCCCGACCCGGTGGCCGTCAAGTCGTAGGGGGAGGCGTCTCGGGGGATCCGGTTGTCCGGTGAGAAGTTCAGGTAGGCGTTCTGCCCTCGAGCCTCTGATGTCATCGCCGACATGGCGTCGTCGGAGTACAGTTCTGCGTGGAGGGCCCAAGCGAGCTCCTCACCGTGCCGGTTGAAATCGTTCTTCGCAGCGTAGTGGCCGAAGTAGTCGTGCACCGCCCGGAACATGTCGTTGTGCATCACACCGGTAGAACCCTCGTTCACGAGGTTGTCGCCAAACAGAGAGACATCCAACTCGTCTGCCATGAGAGGGTTCATACCTTCCTCGGTCTTGAAGACGTACATGTGGTTGTTCTCGTCGAGGTCCCTAAACAGGGCTTGCATGTTGCCGTAAGGGTCATCGTCAGTGAACGTCACCCTGACACCATTCCCTTGCACCATCTCCCGCAACTGATCCACGGTGTCTCGGATGAACGAATCGTAAGACAGGCGAACCGACTCGTTTGTCACGAACTTGGGGAGACGGCTGTACTCGACAGCGATCTTCTCGCCGATGATCGGGTCAGCCCGGAAGTTCTCCGCAGGGTTCACCTCAGGTGCGTCAACGCCACGCATGCGGGCGAACGTCTCGTTCGCTTTCCCGCCACCCACCGCAGGTGTCATGAAGTATTCGGAGATCTTCTCGAGGTCGTCCGCATTCTTCGGGTACACATACAGGTACCGGCGCATCTCGTTGTCGGGTTTAATTTCGAAGTCGTCGATCTTGCTACCCTGCGGT